TGTCTTAAGTCCTTCTGAAATGGGTGTGAGAGGCGGCTCAGAGCCGGAACTGGACCGCAGCGGCAAAGGCGCGGAACTGGTTGACGATGTTGGGCGGGACCAGCGCGTTGATGCGGTTGGGATCGCTCGCATCCCGCTCGACGATGAGGTCGGCCTTGTACTGATCGAGGTTCTCGACCAGCCCCAGCTCCTCCCACTCGCGCGCCAGTGCCAGCAGCTCGGCGCGGATGGTGGAAGGCGTGACGATCGCCTGCCCGGGGGCGTAGCGCGTGCCGTCACTGGCCAGCTTGTGGCGCGGGAACTTCTGCGCGATCCGGGCGCGCAAGCTGGCGCGCAGGAAGAACAGCGTCAGCGGCGTCTCGACATCGAGGAAAGCGACATCGGCGATCCCGAAGGCATCGGTCTGATACGTGGTGATCGCCCGCTCGATCAGGCAGGTGCCGCTCTGCGTGACGGTGAAGGTCGCAATCCCGTCGCGCAGCAGCCGCTCGCGTTGGGCGCGGGTGAAGCGCGCTTCGACCTTCGGCGCGATCATGCCGCGCAGCTCCAGCGTCTGCAGCGGGCGGGCGGGATCGATGGCGCTGAAATAGCCGCAGGCCGCGGCATAGATCGCCGCCACCAGCGCCGGGCAGGTCGGACTGCTGCCAATGCCGAGGATCGAGACCAGTTCGGACTTCAGGCCCGCGCCAAAGGCCGCAAGTTCGCCCTGCGTGCCGCGCCGCGCGCCGTAAGCGATGCTTTCCAGCATGCGGGCAGACCCCGCGCGGTCATCCAGTTCGGCGATGGCCGAGGCGAGCGTGGTGGCATCGGTCACGCCCAGCACGATCGTGCGATAGTGATTATCGCCCAATACCGGCCAGATCGCATCGATCACCGGATCGGTCGCACCGCCCGCCATGGCAACAATCGCGAGGCCGACGCCTGCAGGCAGTGCCTCGCCGGCGAAGTGGCTGTGGCGCACATCGATGGCGTTGCCGCTGGTGCCGCCGTTGCGCGCGGTCAGGGTGACGACATGCTCGTTCGGATCGGCTCCGACCGCAGCGGTCACCGGCAGATCGGGCCGCGCGGTGATCGCGGCGACGATCGCAGCGGCAATCGCATCGGCAACCTGCGCCTGCTGCACGCCGACGGGGATGCGCTCACCTGCGATCATCAGTGCGATGGTGCCCGCGGCGGTGGCCGGGCCGGTCACGGTGATCGTGCCGGTCGCATCGGCAGAATCAACCGCATCATCAAGCGCGATGGCATGAACTTCGGAGAAGCTGTCCGCGCCGAAATAGGCGGCGGCCATGCGCGCCAGCTGCGATCCGCGCCCGAACAGCGCGGTGGCCTGGCTGGCCGAACCGACCGGGGCGATGGTGAGCGCTGCGGCACTGCCGGCGGCGAGCTTCTGCCCGATCAGCAGCACGCGGTTCTCGATCGGCGGCAGGCCGGAAACCGCCCGGCTCGCGTCGAATTCGATGTGCTGGCCTGGGGTGCGGAAGCTGGCCGGGATGGTGTTGAAACTGATCATGAGCGCTGTTCCTTTTTCGGACGAGAGGCAGTGATTGTGGGCTTGGCCGGCGCGCCCGCGTCGGCAGACTGGTCGACGCTGGCGTCAGCGACCAGATCGCCATCGGCGATCAGGCGACGGTAAAAGCTGTCGAGGGTGACTGCTTCGCCAGCCTCGTCGAAGAGCGTTCCATCGGCATGGCGCACGCGGCGACCGAACTTGGGGGTCAAGTGAACGGCATCGGTCATGCTTCAGGCTCTCCAAGCTGAATCGTGTCAGCCGCGTCAGGACTGGCGGCGGGCAGCGGGGGCGCGACATTGCCGAAGGGCGGAATGTCCCAATCGACATGGAGCGTTTCGAGCTCGTCGGCCGCGTCGGCAAAGCTGCCGAGCGGCACGACCAGCTCAAGCTCGATCGCCATCATCGACAGGCCCTGGCGCTTCATCTGATCGGTGCGCGCGATCGGGCGGGCGCTGCGGACGCGCACCGGCTCAACCAGGCCAAGCTCCGGATCGAGCATGCTGCGCGACAGGATGCGGATCGCATCGACAGTCAGCTGATACGATCCGGGCTTCGCGCCGTCGCCATGGCGGCTGTCCTGTTCGTTCCGCTTGTTCTCGGCCGCGACTACCACCGCAAAGCGCGCGCGCGCCTGCAGGCCCAGCCCATCGCCATCGTCAAAGCCGTCAACCAGCCCGAGGAACGTGGCCCAGATCGCGGGCGTGCGCAGATTTTTTTGGGTGCGCAGGTACTCCTCGAACTCGTCGGGGAAGGTGTCATGCGCGGAATATTGGTAGCCCAGCACCCCGGTGTCCGCGAAGGCGAGCACCTCGTCGACCAGCGCCTTTTCGACGGCGGCGATCATCGGAACCACCGCTTCGGCAGCAGCTGCTCGATCGAATGCCAGAACGCGAAGCGATCCAGCACCGGGTTGAGCCAGTCGGTCATGATGCAGAAGTTGCGGCGATAGCCGGGCACGTGGTGCACCGCGTGGTGGCGCGGTGATTGCAGCAACCCGATCTTTTGCAGCGGCAAGGCCCAGCGCGGTGCCATCGTCTTGCGATGCGCCCAGGCGTGGATCTCGCTCGCCATGGCTCCGCCGATCGCCGCCGACCAGATCCACGGTTGCGACCCGAGGGACACCAGCAGCAAGGCAGCGATCGGCAGGGCCGCCGCCCACGTGGTCCAGTTGCGCTCGACAAAGCCGGTGCGCAGGAAGGCGGTCGGATCGGAATGGTGCACGATGTTGGGGGTGAAGATCAGCGGGCCAAGCACCGGCCAGTGCTCTCGGCCGGGACCGAAGCGATCCTCGATCCAGTGCAGCACGCCGGACAGGAAGTCCGCCAGCAACCAGCCAGCCAGCAGCTGGAAGATCACGATCAGGGCATCGAGCGCGATCACTTGCGCGCCCTCCGCCACAGTGCCGCGCCGGCATCGATCAGCATGACGATCACGAGCAGGATCAGCAGCGGCAGCCACAGCAGGGCGATCAGCCCGGCGATGACGACGCGCGAGACCAGCGGCTCATCGTCGCCAACCCAGAAGATGCCGACGAACAGCGAGATCGACAGTGCGATGTGCAGGCCTTCGTACCAGCTCATGCGAAGCCTCCCGCGTCGATTGCGTAATCCTCGGCCAGGGCAATCAGCTCGGCCTCGTCCTCGGCGTTGATGCCGAGGTAGGTTCGCTTGGGCATCTTCATGGAGCGTTCAAACGAGGCGACCTGCACGGTCAGCCCGCCGGGCAGCTGGCGTCCAAAGGCCTGGGTCATCGTCCGCGAGTGAGCGCCGACGGTCACGGTGCCATCGAAACCCTCGTTGTGGATCCGCGCGTAGATCTTGTTCGATCCCCAGCGCACCGAGCCATTGGCGGGCTCCGCGTGGATCGAGCTGCGCAGCTGCGAACTGTCGGTCAGCGTCTGCCCGCCTTCTTCCTTGGCGCGGATCGACTTTGTCCAGGCCGTACCATCAGGCGCGGTTTCGGTCTCGAACCGCTCGATCGTCGAGGATTCGAGGTATCCGCCGAAGATCTCGGCCAGCGGCTCGGTATTGTCGAAAGCGCTGACGATGCCGCCCAGCGCGATCTCGAAGGCGCGCTCGCCCTTCAGGCGCAGCTCAAGCGTGGCGGCCATCAGAAGCCCCCCAGATTGTCACGGCCGAACCGCTTGGGATCGGTGTTGGTGAGGATCTGGCCGGGGCGCGGGGCCACGGTCTCTTCGCCCTGGTCAAGCCGCAGGGTGCCCATCGCAATCTGCTCAAGCTGCTTCAGTGCGTGCTTCTTGCGTTCGACCACCCATTCGGGCGGGTCAGAGCGCCACAGCAGGTAGAAGGCATAATCGCAGGCGATATCGCGCAGGATGGCGTTTCCGGCGAACTGGCTGGTGGCATTGTGGCGGCGCGCGACATAGCCGGTGATCAGCGCGTCAGCGCTGCCGAGCACGGCATCGATCCGCTCGGGCACGATGCTGCCGGTGTTCTCGTCATCGGTGAGCTCGAGGAGGTCACGTGCCTCGAAACGCGCCTGCATGGCAGCAAGATCGGCGAAGATCGGCACGGCGCGCGCCTCCTGTCAGATGGGCAAAGCCCGGGTGAAACTTGGGTCGGGGATGCGGGCGGCGACGGAAAGGAAAACGCCGCCGCCCGCCCCTGCGGTCAGGGCTTGTCCTTGACCGGCTTCGGTTTCGCACGGCCCTTCGGAGCAGGCGGTGCGGGGTCGGGCGCAGGTGGATCGGGCTGCGCCGTCGGTTCGGTGAGTGCGGGAGCTGGTTGAAGAACGGCGTTTCCGGCCTCAGACTTCGCGAGGGCCTCCAGCGCCACCAATTGCTCAACATCGGCAGGCGGCGCTAGAACCAGCGTGCGATCTGGCCCGTCCGCCTCGATTACCTTGAGCAAACCCTCCTCGAACTCAGCCCGGTCCTCCGAGGTGAACACGGCAACCGCACCGTCCTCGTCTTCGAAAGCGAGAGTGATGTTCGGATCGCGCGCGATCGCCAGCAGCTGCCCGACCGAAGCCTCGTGCTGTTCGAGATAGGTGGGGGCCGATGTGGTGCCGATCTTGAACCCGCCGCGCCGGTAGCTCGGCTTGCGCGAGGTGGTCAGCCGGAGCCGCTTGGCGATCACGCCAGCCACGGAACCACCTCCAGCTTCGCGGTGCCCTTCCACACGTTGGTGGCACCGGCCGCGTCGCGCTCGGCGTTGACGATTTCCATGGCCTTGCCTTCGAGGGCGGGCGGAACGACCAGCAGCGTCGGGCGCACACCCAGCGGCCGGCCATAATCACCCTTCATGCCAAGCATCGCGGCGCGGGCGAGCTCGTAATTCGCGGCAGTCAGCTCAGCCTTCGAGCCGAAGGCGAACTGCCAGAACCCGAAGCCCACGTTGCAGCGGCTGTCGACCCCGTAGAGGAACTGCTTGCGCAGGAAGACATTGTCGTCATCCGGGCTGTCCTTGGCGACGAACATCGGGGCCTTGCGCTCCTGGAAGATCACCGGCTTCAGCGCGCGGGTGTCGTCGATCAGGTACCAGGCGGGACCGGCACCGGCCTGCATGTTCGAAACGACAGTCTCGTTGCCCGCCGCATCGAGCACCGGGTGATCGGTGTCGAAGAAGTTCTGCCCGTCATAACAGGGGCGATCGAACCCGGCCTTGAGCTGGCCGAACACCAGCTCTTCCTTGTGCGCCATGGTCGACCGGCCCATTTCGGTAAACAGCGGGGTGTAGATCCCGATGTTGTCATCCTCGATGTCGTTGCGATCGACGCCGATGGTCTGCTCGAAATCGCGGTTCTTGATGGTGTATTCGCT